TATCTGATTCGAATGTGACATTTGGATAATATTTTGCAATATGATCTTTTACTGGTTGTACTTTATTAGATAGCTCAATAATTACATTTGATCCAAACCAATCGATATCAACATTTCGCATTTCTTCTTTAACGCGTTCAAAATCTTTATCTTTTGGTGTTGTACCAGAAGCATAACCATAACCAGCATCAACTCTACCAGTTAATGAATCTTCTAATGCTATTGAACTTTTATTTGCCATTATGCTCTCGTTTTAGGCGCCATCCAAGCTTTTGCTTGTGGCATGCGAGGTTCTTGTTCTGACCAATTTCTTATCTTACGATATGCAGATAAGACAGCTTTATTAATATCTTGACCTTCATTATTGTCGACAATATACATGTGACCTTTAAATAGATTTTGGAATTTACCCATATTTCTTTGAACTTGGCCCCACATTTTACTTACTGCTGGAGCTCCGAGTGTACGACCACCTTTTGGATTTTTACCTCGTTCTATATCTCTATCGATTGCTGTTTGAAGATCAGTATTGACGAAGATCATGGCACATTCGTAACCAATTCTTCTGAATTTCGTAACTAATTGTTTGATTTTGTCGTAATCTTTTCCGGTACCATCAATCACTAATCCAAGTCTTTGTTGGATAGCGAGTTCCATTCTTTTACCAGTGAGTTCTACTGCACTCGCGCGAAGCTTTTGTCCTTTTTTACTATATACATCTGCTGAATTTCCGCTATCTAAACCAGCTTTTTCTAAAGCTCGTTCAAATGCATCATCTGAGTTTATGAATCTAAAACCCATTGCAGCAAGACCAGTTTTATTAGCAGTGAATGATTTACCTGATCCTGGTCCACCAGCAGTAAATATAACTTTGAAGATTGCTGGATCATTTATACCTTCATTAATATACTGCTTGAATGATTGCACTACTTATTTCCTATCTTATACTTTGGACAAAGTTCCCATTCATGTTTATCTCTATGTGAGATAACTTTAATTTGTCTCAGAGGTGCAACATCTTTTGCTTGATCTGGATAAGCGACTTCAATTAATCCCCAATCCGATAACAACGTAGCAATAGTATTACGTCTCTGAATATCATTTTCTAATAAGTTGCTTGGTTTACCATCTAAAAGGAATAGCTCCTTAAAGTGAACGATAAAGTAACGACCTTGTTTATGCAATATATGACAAGATTGATACAACTTATTGTCTTTGCGAGATGCAACACCAATTCGTGTTAAGGTCTCGCGCACCTTTAAAAAATCATCTGGCTCCCTTAGAATGACTTCCAGCATCATAGCTGGTGTCCAGGTCACCTGTACGTTATTTTCTTCCACCTTTATAGACCTTTAATTTCAATTCATTAATTTCATTTTCATTTAATACAGTCAAAGCTTGGCGAGCTTTTTCATCGCTATAACCATAATATTCTTTGACGGTCTTTAGAGCTTCTGTGTCTTCTGACTTAGCCCATTTAGAAAAACGTTTCGCTTTTCTGATAGTATTTATAAAAAATTGAAATTGAAGACGATTATCGACATGATGTCGAGTATTCATTTCATTGGCCAATAAAGCAGTATCAGGGAAATAAGATAGAGATCGATTTACAATAAAGGCATTGTATTCCTTTTCTGCAAGATCATCGATCATGATATCTTTTTTAGTTATATTAATTGCATTTAAATATTCGAATGGACTCATTTACGTCTACTTGCTTGTCTTTTATAATTAGCTTGGAATTTTTTATGTTGTGCTTGTGCTTTTCTAACTTGTGCTTGTCCACGTTTTTGCCAATCAACTTGTTTCTTTCTTTTATTAACTGTACGACGTACATCAAATACAATTCTAAATCTTGGTAGGATTTCAATTCTAAACCATCCTAATCTAAAGTTCCATCTCATTTTATTCTCCTATTGCCATTCTGCTGATGCCATGATTTCAGTTAAACATGCAACTACATTGATTTCATGATCAGCAACGAATGCATTTTTATATTGATAGTCTGCGATAATAAGTACTACTTGTGGTATAGATTGTGGTTGTAAATGATCAGCCATCGAATCATATATCTTACGAAATATTACTTGTGGTTCTGTGTCGATATTATCAACAACCCATTTACGCATAGACTTAAAGTTTTTAGATTTAAGGTATTCCATTAGATTAGTTACATTCTGATCAGAAAGATTAACTAGAATACCTGAATCAATTGTACCTGAAACAGAATAACGTTGACATTCATTTAGAATACGACGAAAGTCTGGGAAATATCGATTAACAAGTTCAACAATTACTTTTTTGTCATAAGTAACATTTTCTTTATCGAGTATATCACATGTACGATTGAATATTTTACCTGCGATTGCTGGTTTTTCACCATTTGGTATAGCGAAATCATATACACTACATCTTGAGTGAAGAGGCTCGATGATACGATTCTTGAAGTTACATGTAAGAATGAAACGACAATTATTAGAGAACTCTTCAATAAATCCACGAAGTGCAGGTTGTGTGGATTGTGGATTGAGATAGTCAGCCTCGTCGAGGATAACTACTTTATAAGAACCGTGCAGAGACACGGTAGAAGCGAATTGCTTAATTTTACCACGTAATGTATCGATGTTACCTTCTTCTGATCCGTTGATAATAATATAGTCGAGATCAAGTTCATTACACAATGCTTTAGCTACTGTGGTTTTACCGACACCTGCCGTACCGCTAAACATCATGTTAGGTAATTCACCTGTTGATACAATGTCAGTAAAAGTCTTTGTTAGACCATTAGGCAAGACACATTCTTGTATTGTTTTTGGTCGATACTTTTCGACCCAAAGAAATTCAGACATTCAAAACTCCATAATATAAAGGTATATTATACCATAAAACAGTTGAAAAGTAAATGGTTTCCCAGAGAGGACTCGAACCTCTAACCTACAGCTTAGAAGGCTGTTGCTCTATCCGCTTGAGCTACTGGGAAATATCTAATCGAAGTTCTTTCCAACTGTTCTTTCAAGTTCTTTTAAAGAAATCATATCTTGTTTCTTTTCCATAACAGTACGTTTAGGATTTAGATTTAATTTCTTCTCAAACCAAATTGATACTATCAAACGTATCAATTAACCATCTAAATATTTTTCTTTTCTTAATCAAAATAATTCCCTTTCAGTTAAGATTTTAAAAAACATTTTATGCTTCTTAGCATATTCATCGGCTGCACGCCATTTAGCTTTGTTAACCTTATACACTCTTTGATAATGTGGTTTTATCTCTACAATAAATGATCCTTTCTTTGTTGTAACAACGAAGTCAGGATAGTAGTTATGCCATCGATTATCTTTTGGTGAAACATAAGGTATGTGCAATTCTTCAGAAGACCACTCAAGTATTTTTGGGCTCTTATCACAATATAGCATAACTCGTCTCTCCCACATGGATCGATAAGTTATGCGTTTGATATCGCCTTTATACTTGTATGCGTTACGTGGTTTAAATCTTCCTCGAATTGCTACGTTTTTCACAGCACCGTAGGTTGCGATTCTGCCTTAGCGTTCATTGTTTCATATAAATCTTCGATCTCTTGATGTTCAGTTTGAACTTGATGGAAGTTCTGTTTATGATACATTGAAGCAACCTTATTAATATATTTCTTTTCAATACCAAGCTCTGCAGATAGATGAGCAACAGCATCACGTTGATAATCTTTCTCGGCTTCTACTCTTGTCATTGAATTAGATAGTTCTTGACATCCATTCAATAGTTTCTTACGATCGTCCGGATTATTCAGCATCATCGTCACCAGTTGGTTCAGCTTCTTCTGCAGGAACATTTGCTCTGAGAAAGGTCTCAAGTTTGTTTCTGATTGTACCGACATTTGCTAATTCACCTCCACGAAATCCGCCACGTTCTGTGACTACATCAATCATTTTTAACATAAACGCTAAGTCATTAATATTTAGACCTGGCGCAGCTGGAGCTTCTACTGCAGCCTCTTCTTGTTTAACTTCTTCAGTCATTATTATCCTCCGAATGTTGAAGTTTTTTCTAATGCTACCCAATATTCAACTGGAACTGTAGCATTCTTAAAATGCGAAATAAGTTTAGATGTGATTTGAACATTGTAATCACCTGGTACAAACTTAAAGTTCGCAATATTAAATACAAATTTAAATGCTTCAGCAGATCTTGTACACTCATCTAATTCAATATCGAATGAGTTTGCTGTAGCATCTCTCACATCTGTGACTTGAAGCTTAATCTTATTTGATCCAGCTTCACCAATCACAATTACATCTGTAACACCTAGAGTTGACGATGCACGTTTAATTGCATTCATATCATCATTTGTCAACTTAAATGTTACCTCGGAGGAAGGCATGCTGATGTCTTTTGATGGAGAGGTTAAGATTGATGGGTCTGAGAAAAAGTATTTGACGGAACGTTTGTCCTGCTTGACGATAGCAGAATTGTTGTCATCAGATACTTTAAGCTCAGGACTATCAAACATGCCTAGAACTCCGAGGAACTCGTTTAAATCGTAAATACCAAAGTTAGTATCAAACGATTCTTTGATCGTAGCAGTTGCTAAAATGTTTTTAGCTTCTGAGATAGTTTTAACTGTAGAACCTGGATTGACTACCAGGTTCGAATTGATTGTCGCAAAATTCTTCAACACTGCGACTGTGTCATTAGATAAATTCATAATATATCACCTTCCATATCATATTGCATTATTATTTATACTCGTTCATTGCCTTGTTTAGAGCTTCATCGATAGCTTCTTCGCGAGATTTCATAGTATTAATTGCATCTTCTTCGCGGCTATTTAGATTGTTTACACTCTCATCTACTTTAGTGTACAGATCAAGAAAAGCTTCTTTCGTATCTTCATCGAAACGATTAACACATAATTGAATAGCTTTCATTTTATCATCAAAGATAGCGAATGACTGTACAATGTGAGTAAGACGACGAGTTGAAATAATATCATCTACACCACCATCGATAAATGTCTTACGAATAGTGTCGGCCCATTGAGTTAGCTTCTCGGCAAATGTCTTATCTACTTTACCAAACTTATTCATGTGCTTATCTAAAATCTTATTCTCAATAGAAATAGTTGGATAAGGTTGCTCAATAGTAATTGTGAAACGCTCAAGGAATGCTTCATCAATAATAGTAGCAGCAACAAAACGACCATCTTCTGATCCTTTACCTTTGGTATTTGCAGTAGCAATAATATTAAAACCAGCTTTAGGTTTAATAACTTCACCTGTTTTCTTAATAAGAACTGGTTTACCTTCGAGAATACCTTGAAGACACATAATCTTATTTGAACCACGATCTAGCTCGTCAATTAATAAGATTGCACCAGCTTCCATAGCTTTAATAACAGGACCTTTTGAAAATACTGTTTCACCATTTACAAGACGGAAACCACCGATTAAATCATCTTCGTCAGTTTCAGGTGTAATTTGAACACGAACATACTCACGACCTAAACGAGCACATGATTGTTCGACCATAAATGTTTTACCGTTACCTGATAAACCAGTAACATAAGTTGGATAGAAAATGCCTGAACGAATAATCGATTCTACATCTTTAGAATTACCCCAAGGGACATAACAAGAATCGGCATCAGGTACAAACACTTCATCATTGACAATTGATTGGACAGATGCTGTCACATTTTTATCCTCACTTTTATTTGTAGCTTCGCGAAATGGAACTACAACAGATTGTAAATTATATACCCCGCGACGAACTTTAGGTTGAGAGGTAACAAAACGATATGCGTCATTTCGTTTGATACCTAATTGCTCAGCCAATGCAATAACTGTCTTAGGATAGAATTCAGTTTGATCTGGGAATCGTTTAGCTAGATTCTCAGCGATAGTGTTCTCAATAAAATTCATAATATATCTCCATCTTTTTAACTTAACCAGGTTATATTATACCATAGTTTCCCATCAATGTAAACCTTTTTTTCACTTTTTTACGCTGGTTTTTTAATAGATTTCGTAATCATATATTGTTTACGCACTGCCCTCTTCTTAGCAAGTCTACGTTTCTCAGAAGGTTTCGTATAGAACATACGATCTTTACACTCTTGGCGAATATTAGATTTCTTAGTTTTACGTTTGAAAATCTTCATCGCTTGTTCGAAGTTGCCTTCTTTTACATAAACTGTATTATTAATTCTCGAAAACTTTGGATTAGTTTTTCTTATACCTTGATTTGCCATAAACCTCCTACGGTTATTATTAATTAAGCCACCATCTCAGCGAACTGAGTGGCGAACACTTTGTTGCCCTTCTTCGAAGCGGCATGTTTCTTAAATGCTCGAGTGATTTCACCTTTCTTAGCATTCTCTCTTACTTCAAACTCATCTGAATCTGTATCTAAACTCTTCTTAGATGCTTTAATTACAAAGTATCTATCACAACCAAGTTTGTCATCGAATGAGATGAATTTATTCTTATTAAATACTTTACGATATTCATTTAAATTTGTTTCTTCGTTTCTATCTTCCATATTGCTATACAAAGCATTTCTAAACTCATATTGTTGTGCAGCAAGATGATAACCAATAATTACATATTTCTTACGTAAGTGATTGAATATATGTTGTTGGCTCTTATAACCATTTACATCTAACATAGTACCATCTTTCGTAACAACTTTAATTGGACCATATAAACGACGATCTGCATCATAATCTTCGGTATTTGCTTTGAAAGATTGAGCATCACCATCAGTTAGAAATACAACATTAACTCTTTGTACACCGTGTTTTGTTTGAAAGTCTTCAACAATATATTCAGCAGCAAGAGCAGTTTCGTTAAGTGGTGTTCCACCTAATTGCTCAAGATCAGATCCATAAGGACGAGCTAACTGATAACCTTTAATATAATAATCTGAAGCCATATTGAACATATCTCTATAAGCTCTATTATATGTGTGCTTATTGAAAGAAGATGACAATAAATGTAGCATTTTTACATTACGACAATCAACACGACCAGTCTCAGGATATTCATCATTGATATGAATTAAAGCGCTTTCAGTTTTATCATCATTAAGAAGACGAGTACGACCAGTTGTAAATGAATAAACATCAAATGGAATATTCACCTTCTTACAGAACTCAGCAAGGATAAGTGTTTGCTTGATAACATCACCAAGAACATTATCCATCGAACCTGAATAATCAACAAACATAACCATACCGTGTGATTTAGCTTGAGCTAATTGAGTAACACGTTTGAAAATATCATCTGTATATTTGTAGCTATATAGT